AGAAGATCTTGTTGTTTTCAACAGACCATCTTTCAGTAGTAACAGCACCTTTAATTAACATATCTAAAATCTCTAAATCGATTTCCATTGAGATATATTCACTTAATAGTGAAGTTAACTCAGCTTCTGCATCGATTGAGTGATATGCATTAAGATCCTGTGCGAATTCTGGTGTCCATTGAGCCTTTAGCTTTCTTGTCTTAGCAACGATAGCCTCAGATTGCAATTGAACATCGATTTCTGGTATAGTGATTGAAGTATCTACTGCTGCAGTTGAATCTGCCTCGAAGTCACCTCTTGTGTTATCAGCAGGTTGCTTGTGGTAGATTAATTTAACGTTGTCTGAGTTGTTAACACCACCTGAAGCAGACTGTACTAATACTAGGTTAGAACCTGAGATTTTAGTAAATTGCTTGTGTACTGTTACTGAACCAGAGTCACTGTTAAATTCAAATGCTCTAATACCTTCTGCATCGTAATTAGGAATAGAAGATAAAGGCACTAATACAGCTTCGTAGTCACCTAAAGTTAATCCAGCGTCGAATCCGACGTCTTTTAATAGAGCAGCTTGTACTGTTACAGCAGTTTCAGATCCTTCTACTTGGTTGATAGTATATCCGAACTGACCAGCGCCATAAAGACCGCCAGATACGTCTACATCTTCTCCCATTTTAGAAGCACCGTCTGTAACGTTACCGTACATATTCTCTCCATCTGCTCTTCCGTTTGTAGCAGTACCGTACTTAAAGTCTAAGTAGAATACTAGCCCAGAAGGCAAGTTCATTGGTTGTACAGAAACAAAGTCCTGTGCAACGATTTGTGCGAATACTTTTCTTACTAAAGGTAAAGCAACACCTGCCCACTGCTCACCAGCACCAGCTGTAAAGCCAGTAGATGTACCAGAAGCACCAGTATTGTTCGCCTCAGCAACGATTTGTTTTGCTTGGTTCTCTAAGATGACAGCCATATTTCCTTTGACTTTCTCATCTCCGATACCTTCTAACAAACCAGAAGCACTCCACTTTTCAGCCAACTTAGCAGCATCTGCTTGTAGGCTTTTAAAGCTATTTGAGCTTTCTAATAATTGATTGATTTCCATGATTGTTTAAAATAAAATATTATTTAATAATTCCAGCTAATTTTTGCATTCTTAAAACAGCGCTAGATACTTCAGATATTACTTCTGGCTTACTTGCAGTAGTACCAGTAGCTTTACTTGCCATACCTTTGTGCTCTTTTAATGTAGTCTCTTTTTTTACAACTACGTTTTCACTTACTGTTTCAAATACTAATTTAACCTCTTTAACTGTTTCTGCCTTATCGAAAGCAGCAATAATGTTGACTTTCTGAGATTCAGTTAAGTTATTAGCTTTGAAAATTTTGTTGACATAGAGTAATTTAGAGTTAAGAAGGTTTACTTCGTTAAGTTCTTTTCTCAATGTTTCAATAGTTTCAAGAGCTTTGTCAAGATCACTTGAAGTTTCTTCCTTAATAGTATCGTTAACGTTTTTCTCTTTAGAATCAGATTCAGCAGGTACTTCATTAGCGGCAGGACCTTCAGCAGCTTCAGCTACTTCTTCTTCCATTTCCTCTTTTTTCTTACCTTCTTCCATTTCTTCGTCGTCGCCTTCAGAAACAGATTCTAATTCTCTTATTAACTCGTCAAGGTCGATTTCTTCGTCACCTTCTTCACCAGCAATAGGGTCACCCTCGCCTGGTTCTTCTAAATCAGCTCCAGCGTCCATATCGTCAGCAGGTAATTCAGCGTCTAGTTCAGCTCCACCATCTCCCATTTCTTGGGCGATAATATCTCTGATCATGTCTTTGAAGTCACCTACAGATAAATCTTTAAGATCTTCGTCTTCAGCTGGCTCTTCTTCAGACTCTTCTTCAGCTTCCTCAGGAGCTTCTTCTCCTTCATCGTCAGCTTCTTCGCCATCGTGTTCAGCTTCTTCTACAGGAGCTTCCTCTACTGCTTCGCCCATTTCGTCTTCTTCGTGAGATCCTTCTTCCATAGTATCGTCGTCAGATTTTTTACCTTCTTCTGTCGTTTCTACAGATTCTTCAACATCCTCTTCGACTTCGTTTACTGTTTCTTCTTCAACTTTGGAATCTTCCATTTCTTGAAGTTTAGCAGCTAACATGTCTTTTAAATGAGGAGTTAAGGACTCTTCTAAAGCTTCTTTAGCGTTAGCAATAGCGGCTTCTCTTACAGATTTAGCTTCAGCAATAGCTTGCTTGAATAAATCTTTGTTTGCCATTTTTAAAAAAAATTTGTGTGATTTCTACGATTATTTGAATCGTAATAGAAAATTTGTAAAATTGTTGATGCAGTATAAG